TTAGAAGCATGGAAAATGTTTAGGAAAAGAAGGGAATGGTTCACAGAAAATTTCATTCAGCCAGTATATGAGGAATGGCTCAATGAAGCTTATCTGCTTGGAAGAGTGGAACTAAAAAATTATGGTTCAGATTTCTTAATAGATAAAGCCTGGTCAGGTTCGCAGTGGAACGGACCAAGTCAAGGACAGATAGATCCGCTTAAGGAAGCTAACGCAGCTGTTATAAGAATTAATAATGCACTATCAACAAGGACAAGAGAAACTGCTGAGCTTAACGGTGGAGATTTTGAACAGAATGCAAGACTTCTTGCGAAAGAAAATAAATCATTAGAAGAGAAGGGAGTGGTAATAAATGCCCAAACGGTTCAAATTTTGGAACGTAATGAGGAATGAGGAAGAGAAAAGTGCAGAACTGATACTGTACGGAAGCATAGGACATGATGAAGACTGGGACGATATATCTGATAAAGCATTTAAACAGGATATAGAAAACTTAGGTGATGTAGAGAATATAACTCTGCATATAAACAGTCCAGGAGGGAGTGTATTCAGTGCTGTAGCTATAGCTAATACTCTTAAAAATCATAAGGCAAAAGTAGTAGCAAATATTGATGGCTTAGCTGCAAGTGCTGCAACAATAATAACAAGTGCTTGTGATGTGGTAAGAATGCCTAAAAATGCTTTGTTCATGATACATAATCCTATAACTTTTGCATATGGAAATAATCAGGATATGGAAAAAACTTTAGATATGCTAAATAAGGTAAAGAACAGTATCATTGAAACTTATTTATATAAGGCAAATACTGATAAGGAAACATTATCTAAATTGATGAATGATGAGACTTGGATGGATGCTGAAACTGCAAAGGAATATGGATTCATAGATGAAATATTAGATGAAGAAATAGAAAAAGAATTTGTTGAAAATAAGCTTATTATAAACAGCATGGCTTTTGATATATCTAAATTCAAAATTTTCAAGGCTGAAAAAACAAATAAAAGTCAGAATCCCGAACCATTGAATATTACTATAAATAGCACAGGGAATGCCAAAAATATAGCTGATGAAATAAAAAATATATGGAGCAACAAAAATAATAAAAAAGAGGAGGAAAAAATGACATTAGAAGAATTAAAAAATAAGTTTCCTGAACTTTATGATCAAGTTTTTAATGAAGGAAAGGAAGCAGGGATAAACAAAGAAAATGAAAGAATGAAGGCGATTGATGAAATGAAAATTTCCAATTACCCCGAACTTGTTGAAAATGCTAAATACACTGAAAAAGTAGAAGCAAGTGAACTGGCTATGAAAGTACTTAAGAAACAGAATGAGGAAAAGGCAGAGAAATTGGAAGGTCTTAAGAATGAAAGTCAAAATAATTTCATACCACCTGTAGCTAATAATGGAACTGAAGAAAAATCTGAAACAAAAAAATTTATGGGTGTAGATATGTTTAAGATTTTTTCAAAAATGAATAAAAAAACAGAGGAGGGAAAATAATGGATTTTGTGACAAAAGGAAATGAATACGGATATGATCAGATTCTAAGCGGTACAGGACATAAATATATGGAACTGGCTGTACCTCAGGGAAAGAAAGTTAAAAGAGGAGATGCAGTAAATTCCGAAGCGGAACTGTCAGATGGAACTGATTTGTTTGGAATAGTGATGGAAAATGCTGATGGAACTGCAGCTAAAACTAAAACAACAGTAGCTGTTTCAGGAGAAGTTATATATGAAGGTTTAGCAGTTAAAAGTGCAACAGTAAAGGCAGATTTTATAAAAAAAGCAAGAGATAAAGGAATAATAGTTAAAGAATTAGGAGGTAGAGAATAGTATGCCAGCAGTAATAGAATTTATAGGGTTATATGACCAGAATGTAGTAAAACCTAAATCATTTATTAAGGACAATTATTTTAAGAAAAGAAAAACTTCAGAAAATCAGAAAATGGAAATTGAATTCAGAAAAGGAAGACAGCTTATAGCACCTTTTGTATCTGAATTTATTCCAGGAACAGAAATGGTAAAGAATACATATGAAAGTAAGTATTTTCAAGCTCCGAAGGTAGCTCCAAAAAGAACTTTTTCAGCATTTGAACTGTATTTTAACAAGACAGCTGGAGAAACAATATATGGAGGAAAAAGTCCGGAGGAAAGAAAAGCAGATTTGCTTGCTGAATCATTTGCAGAATTTGAAGAACAGATAACAAGACGTGAAGAAAAAATGTGTACAGATGCATTATTTAATGGAAAAGTAGTTGTAAAAGGTGAAGGGATTGAAGGAGAAATTGCGTTTGGAACAGTTGAAAATATTACTCCTGCTACATTATGGACACAAGCAAATGCAGACATAATAGGAGATATACAAGGGGCTATAACAAAAATAGGAGAAAATACAGGATTAAGACCTGAAATGATTTTAATGGATCCTGTTGCTGCAAAATTATTTGTAGAAAATGAAAAAATACAAAAATTACTTGATATAAGAAATTATCATATGGGAGATGTTAATCCACATGAAATAGCTGGTGGAGCTATTTATATAGGAACTCTTGCACCATTTGGACTTCCAATTTATTCTTATCAGTCTAAATATTCTGTATTAAAAGCAGATGGTAAAACTTATGAAAGTAAGGACTTAATACCTGAAGGAACAGTTTTATTAGCTCCAAGCAACAATACAATAATATATGGACCTGCTGCAGATGTGGAACAGGGAATAATTGTTGCAGAACGTGCTGTATTTACTGACAAGGATTCAAAATCTAATACTGTAGAAATCAGAACGGAATCAAGACCGTTGCCAGTTGTTTATGATATTGAAGCTATAAAGATACTGAAAGTGAAGTAGGTGAATAGATATGACATATAAAGTATTAAAATCACTCGTTTACGGTGGAACAGCATATGCTGAGGGACAGGAAGTAGATATTATAGAAAAATCTGTTGCTGAAAACTGCCTTGAAAGAGAGCTTATAGCTGAAATAACTGATGCCGAAGTAGATAGAACAGAAGTGACAGGAGAAACAGACAGTACAGAAATAACTGAAGATAATGAAGATAATGAAGATGCTACTGGAGAAGAAGATAGAACAGACAAAACAGAAGAAGTAGCATCTTCTGAAACTTCTGAAGAAATGACAGAAAATGTCGAAGAAACAAGTGAAGAACAGAAAAAAAATAATAAAAGAAATAGAAAATAGTAAATAAGAAAAAATAGTAGGTGATGTTATGGGATTTAAAGAAGTAGTGGATGGCGATATTCAAAAAATATTTCTAAATTCTTCAGAATTTGGCACAGAACACATTTTAAACGGAAGAAAGGTAATATGTGTCATTGATGAAGAAAAGTTTCAAAATAAACAGAAAAATGGACTCATAACACAGGAAGATGGAGTTTATCAGAACGGATTTACCTTATTTATAGGTAATCCGTATCTGAAACTGCAACCTCATACCGGTGAAACATTAAAACTGGATGGGATTAAATATGAGGTTGTAGCCAGTAAACATGACATGGGAATGTATGAGATTGATTTAGTCAGAAATGAGGAAATATAGATGTTAGAAGTAAAATTTGATGTGGATCAGCTGGGACAGATATTAGAATATTTTCCAGAGTTAAAAAATAAACTTCCAAAAGCAACTGCTATGGCCATTAATCGGAGCTTAGCAATGACAAAAACTGAACAAGTTAGAAGAGCAAGGGCAATGTACACAATTAAATATGGAGATTTGTTAGCTGATTTAAAAATAGTGAAAGCTACTACATCAACACTATATGGAAGTATTGAAAGCAGAGGAAATGTTATTGGACTTGACCATTTTAAGTTAGCTCCAAAAACTAGAAATAAAAAAAGAGTAAAAGCGGGAGTAAAAGGAAGTAGAATGAAAAATATTCCAAATGCTTTTATAGCCTATAATGATGGACGATTAGGTGCATTTGTAAGAACTGGGAAATCAAGTTTACCTATAAAGAGGTTGAAAGGACCGTCGGCTCCACAGATGTTAGGAGAAATGAGTATTTTGGACTACTTGCAAGGATTTGCAGAAGAGAAATTTAATATGAGATTTGAGCATGAAATGGGGCGATTGATTAAATGATACAGCATACAGAAAAATATTTATATGATTTCCTGAAAAAAATTATGGAAGAAGAAACAATGAAAAATAAAGGTTTTAAAGTTTATCGTGGCTTTCTTCCTTCCAATAATTTTGAGGATAGAGAAAATGGGAAAAAAACAAATGACTACTTTCCTTTCATAATTTTAAGGGCAGTTGAATTTTCTCAGGAAAGAGAAAATTTTAATGACTATAACAGTTTTGCTGATTTTGAAATATGGATTGGAACTAAGGAAGAAAAGGAAGAGTATTATATAAATAATCTTGCTGTTGGAGACTACATCAGAGAAAAAATGCTTGAAGAAAGTACCAAAGATGGAAGTTTTGCTATTGATCAGACAAAAGAGTTTAAAGTGACTTTTCATAGTGACGCTTCAGAACCGTATTTTTATTCAAGAATAACTTTTTCTGTCTACGCAGAGCCGATAACATCAAAAATAGAAATGTTTAGAAGAATAGTGAAATAAGGAGGAAGTAATGAGTAAAGAAACTAAATATATTTATCTCGGGAAAAATATAGATTTGCCTGAATTTGGTTTTGTCAAAGGCAATGTATATTACGGAGAAAAAATAGAAGAATTAAAGAAAAAATATCCGTTGCTGGATAAATTGTTGGTAAATGTTGAAGAATTAGCAGGATATGAAAAAAATGAATTATTTCTTGAAAAAATATCACAGGAATTAAAAGAAGAAATAAAAGGAGGGAGTGAATAATGGCTTATAAACACGGAACGTATCAGACAGAAGTTGCATCTGATATAAATTTACCTGTAATACTTGACTATGGACATTTCATAGTTGGAACGGCTCCGGTTCATAAGGTGAAAAAGGAAAAAAGGAAAATAAATGAACTTGTGAGATTAGCAAACTACAGAGAAGCTGTTGAATATTTCGGAGATACTTATGACTTAGATTTTAGTATTTCTCAGGCAATAAAAGTATTCTTTGAGTTATATGCCGTAGGTCCTCTATATGTTGTAAACATATTTGACCCATCAAAGCATAAAACATCAAAGAAAACTGAACAGGGACTGGAAGTGAAAGGAGGAAAAATATTAGTTAAAAATCACAAGATAATGACTGATACTCTTGTAGTTAAAGACAACACCACATCACAACCTATAGCTGATGCCCTGACTGTATGGACAGAAGAAGGACTTGAAATATATGCTAAACCTTCTACTGGAACAAAAATAGATATTGAGTATGAGGAAGCTGATTTGTCGGCAGTCACTAAGACTGAAGCAATAGGTGGATACAACACCAATACAATGAAAAGGACAGGACTTGAACTGATTAATGATATATTCCTGAAATTTTCCGAACTCCCGGCATTTATAGATGTTCCTGATTTTTCGAACGAATCAGATGTTGCAGCGGTAATGGCTACAAAGGCAACTAATATTAACGGTGGAATGTTCGAATCTATGGCATTAATAAATGCACCGATTGACAAAAGATATGATGAAATTCCTGAATGGAAAGACAGCAAAAATATACTGGATAAGGATCAGTTAATTTTATATGGAATGATTGGACTTGCCGGGAAAAGATATTACCAGTCATTGCATTATGCTGCGTTATCAATGTCTGTTGACAACGAAAATGATGGGATACCTTCGCAGTCTCCATCGAATTATAAGTATAAGATGGATTCCCTTTTATATAAAAATTCACAGGGAAATTTTGAAGAAATAATACTGGATAGGGAGACACAGGCTAATTTCTTGAATAAAAACGGAGTAATAACAGCTATCAGTTTCAAAGGTTGGAGAAACTGGGGAACTGAAACAGCTAAAAATCCGCTAGCAACTGATCCAAAGGACAAATTTTCTTATTCAAGAAGACTGTTCAAATATATCGGTAATGAGCTTGTAATAAGTTATTTCGATAGAGTGGATAAGAAATTTTCTTTAAAATTGGCAGAAACTGTTACAAAAGCAATGAATATTAGACTTAATTCGTTAGTATCTACTGAAAACTTATTATCTGCAAGTGCGGAATTATCTATTCCAGATAATGATGTCATTAATATAATAAATGGGGATATAACTTGGATAATAAAATTAGGAATAATTCCAGGATTAAAATCAATGACATTTAAGAAAAAGTATGATGTGGATGCATTAACCGAATTTGCTGAGAAATTAAAAGGAATAGGAGGATAAGGAGTATGAGTCAGACAAAAATACCGAACGGTCTTATAAATGCGTTGCTATATATCAACGGAACTAATAGCTTAGCTGGAATTTCTGAAGTAGAGCTTCCGAAAATAGATTATGCAACAGTTACTACTGAACAATTAGGATTAAGTGCTGAATTGGAAGTTCCGTTAATGGGACATTACAAGAAACTTGAAGCAAAAATAAAAATGGATTCCGTTGACGATACAATGATAGGGCTTAATAACATGCAACCTATGATGTTCGAGTTAAAGGGAGCTTATCAGTACATGGATAAAGTTACTCATGGAGCAGGACTTGGAGATTTTGATGCAACATTTAAAGGAATGGTTAAAACTATCGACGGTTTAAAAGCCAAACCTGGGGCAAAAATTGAAACAAGTATTGATATAGCTTGTACATATTATAAATTAACATTTAAAGGTAAAAAGATAGTTTATATAGATGTACTGAACAATATTGCGGAAATAAATGGTGAAGACAATAATCAGTTAAGAAGACATTTAGGAATGTTTTAGGAGGTAAAAAATGGCAGAAATAGTTAAATTAAATCAGGAGTATACTCTTGACGGAAAAAAATATAGAGAAATTGAACTGGATTTTGAAAGCTTGACAGGAAAAAAATTGCTGATAGCTGAAAGTGAATTTAAAAAGAGGAATAAAGGAGCAGCTGTAAAAGAACTTGAAGACGGATGGTTGCTTACAGTAGCAGAAAAGGCAAGTGGAATAAAATACGGAAGTTTGCTTGAACTGAAAGGAAAAGATTATATTAAAGTAATAAATGCAGCAAGAAATTTTATAGTAGTCTCGGATTCAGAAGAGACTACTGCAGATACAGGGAACGAGGGAGAAATGAATCAGGAAGAGATTTTGGAAACAGAGTAAGTCAAAATATACAATTACAGGATATAGTGACTGATTTACTAGAAGTCTTGAATATGAAAAATGATTTTAAAAGCAGTCTGAATATAAGCTATGAAACATTAATGTCTTGTAGCTTATATGAACTGACTGGTTACTGGAGTATAAGGGCAGAGGAATTAGTTCAGGAAGCTGAAATACGGTATGAAAATAGTAAGGAATAAAAAAAGGATGACATCTAGTCATCCATTCCAGATTTAATAGTTATATAAAACATAATAGCTAACAGCATTAATAAAAAGAAACCAAATGCCCCTAATGCACTAACCATTATAACTGCTGAAAAAATAAAGAAAAGTATGCTTAATGGAGCTCCTAGAAAAAGAGCTATAGGAGTAATAATTGCAATAAGTATTTTTTCCCAAAGTTTAAATTTATATTCTTCGTTTTCTCTATATATTCTATTTTTAATTTTTTTCATATTAATCACCTTTTTAAGTTTTATATAAATATTATACAACTTAAATATAAAAAAGACAATAGAGAGGAGGTAAAAATGTCAAAAATGATGGAACTAGGTTTTGTGATTACAGCAAGCACATTGGGAGCAATGGCTGGATTTGCAAAATTGAGTAGCGGATTACGGAAAGTTAAAGATGATACAGATAATCTTGCTAAAACTGCTAAAAAACTAGATACTTTTGACAAAGCGAGGGAAAGATTAAATCATTTAAACAGTGAATATATGAAATCTGCAGAAATGTTAAAAAAATTAAAAGAAGAATATGCCCGTACTGGAAAAGGAAATGCTGAATTTGCAAAAAGAGTAAAAGAAGCTGAAACTCACGTTGCAAGTCTGAATAGACAAAAACAGGCACAGCAACGTACGTTCCAAAGAGCCCGTAGTGCAATTGAAGAAGAAGGTCATAGCCTTAAAACTTATAGAGACACACTTGCTAAAGTAAATAAAGAACTAAAAATAAATGAAAATTTAAAAAAAATACAGGCTAGTCATGATAAAAAAATGGCTTTTCTTGATAAAGCACAGCAATATGGAGATAAAGTATTAAGAAGAGGAGCTATAGCAGGAGCTGTAACATTAGCACCTTTAAAAATTTATATGGATGTTGAGGAATCACAGGCAGATTTGAGGAAAATGCTTGGAGATGAAGCACAGAAGTATTATGGAGCATTGAGAGAAATTTCAGATAATTCTCCTTTAAGCCAGCCAGAAGTTTTTGAAATAGCTGGATCTTTGGCACAATCTGGAGTAGCGAGTGAAAATCTTGTTGAATTTACTAAAAAAGCTAATCAGCTTAAAGTTGCTTTTGATATTACTACACAGGAAGCAGGGCAATTTCTAGCTAAAACAAAAGAACAGCTTGGACTGACTAAAGAGGAAATGTTTTCGTTTGCTGATACTATCAATTATATGTCTGATAATACTGCCTCTACTGCGTCACAATTAGTAGATTTTTCTCAGAGAGTAGGTTCAGTAGCAAGAACTGCTAATGTATCAAAAGAAGCAAATATTGCATTAGGAGCAACTCTTATTGCTACTGGAACAGAAGCAAATGTGGCTGCAACAGGAATAAAACAGTTATATTTGGAACTCGGAAAAGGAGCAGACACTAAGAAGAAAGCTAATGCTTTATCTTTTTTAGGAATAAATGGAGAAACTTTGGGACATGATATGGCCAAAGATGCAGAGGGAACTATTTTAAGTGTACTTGAAAAAATAAAGAGTTCCCATGCCGGAGATAAAATTGGGCTACTGACAGATATATTTGGCGAACAGGCAGCAAACAGTATAGCAACATTGGCAAATGATACTGATAAATTAAGAGAAAATTTATCAAAAGCTAAATCTGAAATGGCAAATGGAGCGGTTGAAAAAGAATATGCTGAACGTATGAAAACATTAGGAACACAGTTAAAGGTAGCAAAAAATCAGCTAATGAATTCTCTGGCTGATGTAGGTTTAGCATTAGCTCCTTCTATAAAAAATTTATTGACAGCAACTAAACCAATACTTGAGAATATAGCGACTTGGATAAAACAGAATCCAAAGTTGACTAGTGGATTAATGAAAATTATAGGTGCTTTTGCTTTATTTAATATAGGAATGGGAATTATTTTGAAGACTGGATCTCCAATGCTAAAATTTATATTTACAATTTTTACTACCTTCAATAAATTGAAAGCTGCAGGAGGAATTGTAAAAGGATTTTCTAAAGTATTTCCAACGTTATCTAAAATGGGAGGATTATTAACAAATCCATGGCTATTAGCAGGAGCTGTAATAATAGGAATATTTGTATTGTTATACACTAAATCCAAATGGTTCAGGGATGGAGTAAATAATGCTGTAAAGCAGATAATACCACATGTTAAAGAGTTAGGACGATTACTTAAAGAATATTTAGGTGTTGCTATGACATGGATATCAAATAAAAGTAAATCTGCTGGTGAAACTATGAAAAAAGTTTGGAATACATTGAAACCAATACTTTCTGTAGTAGGGAAAATAATTAAAGTTGTAATAATAACTGCGATTCAATTTGTGATTTTTAGAATAAGAAGCATGATGGCAGATTTTAAATTGATTGTTACCGTAGTTAAAGGCGTATTTAATATGGTCAAAGGGATTATAAAAGCAGCTATTGGAGTAATAAAAGGAATTTTTGGAATCTATGTAGCATTTGTAACTGGAAAATGGAATGAAATTCCTAAAATAGCACAAAGTGCATGGAATATGGTTAAAAGTGGAATAAGTAATTTTGTGGAAGGTGCTAAAGGAATTCTAAATGGTTTATTTAACTGGTTTGGTGACAAATGGAATGCTTTAAAAAATTTAGTGACAAATAATCCTATTACTGTGAAAGTGAAAGAAACTTGGGATAAAGTAACTGGTAGTGGACAAGGAACCCCACAAAAATGGACAGGAACAAATTATTTTGAGGGTGGATTAACGAGTGTTGCCGAACGAGGAGCAGAAATGATTAAAATTCCAGGACAGTCTCCGTTTATTGCTCAGAGCGAGATGTTAATGAATTTGCCAAAAGGTACTGAAATACTCAATGCTTCTAGGACGAAAAATACACTAAGGGAAAGAGTAAATAGAATAAAAGAAAGAGCTTCCAGCTTGGGAAGTGATGGCTCAACTGTTGTAGGTGGAGACACTATAAATATCACAATTAATGCCGGAAGTAATTCTAATGCAAATGATATAGCAAGGGAAGTTAAAAGAATTCTGGCTGAAATGAAAAATAAAAAAGAAAGGGTGGCGTTTGGATAATGAAGACAAGAGTTTACAGAACTGTCAGTGGGGACACGTGGGATTTAATAGCTTATAAAGTCTACGGAAATGAAAAATACTTTCATAGGCTTATAAGAAATAATCTTAATTTGATAGATATATCAATATTTCCAGCTGACATTCCTGTTATTATTCCTGATTTTATCGAAGAACTGGAACAGGAAATTGAAGAAAACAAACTGCCACCTTGGAAAAGAGGAAAATAATGCTGGCTAGAGGAATAAAGGTAATAGTTATATTTAACGGAGTGGATATATCTGAAGATATAGCTCATTCCATTTCTTCTCTTAACTACACAGATAATTCTAAAAATGCCATAGATGACTTAGAATTGGAACTGGAAAACATGGATTATCGTTGGTTGAAGGAATGGTATCCGGACGAAAATGCTCAGTTAATAGTCGGAATATACGAGGATAATGGAAAAGACGGAAGTTTTTTGGATATAGGAACATTTTATATTGATGAACCGACTTTTGACAATGACAGACTTAACCTTAAGTGTATAGCTATTCCTTTGGATGGAAATATACGTGATCAGAAAAATACTAAAGCTTGGGAAAAAATAACTTTAAAAGAGCTTGTTAATCAGATAGCAGTACTACATCAAATGAATGTAGAAATTCATGCAGATAATGAATACTATAAAAGACTTGATCAGGAGAATGAAACTGATTTAGCTTTTATAGATAGAGTCATTAAAGAAACTGGACTAAGTATGAAAATATCTGATGATACTATTATTATTTTTGATGATGACAATATAAAAGATAATGAAACGATTGAAAAATTTAATATTAGAGATAGCCGAATCCGTAGTTTTAGCTTGAAAAAGAAAAATAAAGGAATATATGACAAAGTGGAAGTGTCATATTATGATCCTGACAAGAAAAAATTAATCAGAGAAACAATGACTAAAGAAGAACTCGAAAAACGGAACGAGGTGAAAACTGATGCCTGATATTTCTTATGCAGAATATAAAAAACAGAATGGGAAAAAGTCTTCCGGATATAAAAAAGCTAAAGCAAAACTTAAAGAAAAAGCGGATAAGAAAGAGAAAAGAAATAAAAAAGAAAAGGTACACAAAATAAAAACTAAAGGAAAATCAGATCCGAAGAAAGTGGCCAAAAAAACTTTAAAGGAAAATCTGAAACAGGAATATCAAGTAACTTTAACAGTTGATGGAAGCACTAAATACATGGCTGGAATGATAATTGAGCTAGACGAAAGCTGGGGTAAATTTGAGGGTAAATATGTAATTGATAAAGTTAAGCATGACATTACTGGAGACTATTCCTGTGAACTTGAATGCATGAAAGTCGGAGCTAGGGAAAATGCTGAAAAGAATGCAAAAACTCAGACTAAAGAAGAACAAAAGAAAAAAGAAGCAGAAAAAGAAAGAAAAAAAGCTGCTAAAAAATCTAGTAAAAATAATAAGAAAAGTAACAGTAATAAGAACAGTAAAAATAATAAGGCAAGTAATAAATCAAGTAATAAAAATAATCCAACTAATAGAAAAATGAGCAGGTAGAAATTAACAAAAAGAAAGGAGCTGGGCAATGTTAGAAATATTAAAAGCTGGAGAAGTAAGTGCAATAGATTATAAGACAGGAAAAGTAAGAGTTTTATTTTCTGCAGGTGACAATAAAACAAGTGACTGGCTTAACATTTTAGTTCCTTTTTCTGAAAGTCATTCTGATAACTATATGCTTTCAATCGGACAGACTGTGTACTGTTTATTTTTTCCAGAAATGATGGAACAGGGAGTAGTGCTTGGATGTCCAATGCGGAATAGTTCTGCTAATGAAAATGAAGTAAAAAGGACATTTTCTGATGGTGGATTTTATAGTTATGACAATGGAGTGCTGACATTAAATCCAGTTTCAAAAGTTGTGATTAATGCTAATACTGAAATCAATGGGGACTTGACTGTGTTCGGAACAACTGTAACAGGAGGAAATATCAATCTTAATACTCATAAACATGATGGAGTTACTGCCGGCGGAGATAAGACAGGAGGTCCGCAATGATAGGAAGTCTTGGAGATGTAATATTTGAAGTATCTGATAAAAAAGTATCTTCAATCAATAATGAACTGTCAAGGACATATAAAAGCAAAATATCTGAGCATAATGCAATATATGGTCCAGGTATGGTAAGACATCAGGGAAGAGAACTGATAGAAATAAGTTTTGGAATTTCTTTAGTTTCAACATTATTGCCTGATTCTTCCCCAGTTGAAGAATTTGATAAGATAAAAACCATGTGGGAGTTTGGAGAATATGCTTATTTAACTCTCGGTGGACAAACATTTGGAGCGTTTCCGTTTTTAATAATGGATATGAATGAAAAAAACTCATATTTTAATAAAAAGACTTCCAGCTTTGATGTTATAAATGTAGAACTGACGCTGAAAGAGTATATAGATAATCCTAAGTTATATAATCAGATAATAGAGCAGTTAAAAGCTCAGAAGAAGGAACAGGAAAAACTCACAGAAGCGGAAGTTGAAAATGTTCAGGAAGAACAGAAAACAAAATTAGATCAGCTGAAAAATAATATAAATAAGGCAACTGAGAAGATAAATAAAACATTGGAAAAAATAGAAAAGAAAAAGGATGAAATATTAGATAAACTTGAACAGATAAAAAAAGATTACAAAGTACATGAATTCATGAATCTTATAAGAACTGGAATGATAACAGCTGACAAGATAAAAGAAATGACAGAGTACAGTAAGAGTATGAAGTCTGAAGCTGACAGACAGATATTACTTAATGTAATCAGAAATTATCTAGGAGGTATTTAAGATGATATATGTGACATCAGATCAGGAAATTAATTATGCTCCTAAAAATTTGGTTGAAGAGGTTACAACTAATGTTGGAATGCTATTACGAGTATACAAGGAAGAACAGCCACTCAACCGTGATTTTAGTTTTGATAGTGATTTAATAGATAAAAATATAAATGTAGTTGAAAATAAAATAATGGCTCAGTTGCTTGAAACATTCCGAAAGTACGAGCCAAGGGCATTACTTAAAACTACACAAATAATAATGAAAGATAAGTACAGGAATGAGTTTGAAATTACACTGGGAATCGAGGTGATAGAGATTGAGTGATTTTGAAGATTATGAAGTAATAGATTCGGATGCTTGGGAAATAAAAAGAGATA